CCGAGAGTTTCACGGGAAACAAATCCTTTTGGAGATTGAGGGATGGTTACTCCAAGAAAGATGGAGCCGAAGAAGTTCGTTGAACGTACGAACTCAAACGATAAACGAAAGATAGTTAAGACCTCGATAGGTACGGTGATCCCTAAGTTTAAAGCCCGCCCAGACATGGCATCAGCGTGGCTATTTAATAAGGTGAAGACATGAACCGAGAAGAGGTTATTGAGCTAGCGCGAGAAGCTGGTTGGACCGATGCCATGCGTTTTTTCGATGAAGTGAGGCTTGAACGCTTCGCCAACCTTGTCGCCGCGCATGTGCAGCAGGCCGAGCCACCACAAGTTATCCACGCCAAAAACTGTTGGTCATGGGGCCCAGCGCATTACGAGTGCGCGTGTGCAGAGATTGCCAAACTGAGTGGGTGGGCGAAGTAACGTGCCTAACCAAGTAAAAGTTAACGCGATGAGCTTCGCGTTGCTGGTCAAGGAGATGCTGGCTGGTGTGTACACATGCGCGGAGCTAGCAGAACGGACAGGACTACATTACGTTACTGTCCTTCGCTATACCCGAGCAATGCACAAGGCAGGATCAGCGCACATCGTTGGCTGGCGCAGGAACAAACAGCATCACTACATCCTTAAAGTGTACGGGATAGGCGACATGCCCGACGCTCGCAAACCCTACGAAGCTAAGACCACCGCTCAAAGGACGCAGCGGTACAGAATGAAACTTAAACAAAGGAAGGAAGATGAGCAACGACAGCATCAACCCTCAGCACTATCGTAACGGTGCCATCGAGTGCATCGACGCTATCGCCGCCGCGACGATCAACAAGCCCGGTATCCAAGCCGTGTGCGTTGCGAATACGATTAAGTACCTGTGGAGGTACGAGTCTAAGAATAGGTTAGAAGACGTTAAAAAAGCGCAGTGGTACTTGAACAAGCTAATAGAAGAACTTGAGAAGGTTAAGTGATGAGTACGGTATGGTCTTTCAGCAGCCTTAAAACTTTCCAGCAGTGCCCACGTAAGTACTATCACTTGAAGGTAGTGCAAGACGTAGTAGACAAGCCGCATGAAGCCGCGCTGTACGGCAGTGCAGTACATAAGGCTGCTGAAGATCATATGCGAGATAACGTACCCGTACCAAAGAAGTACGAGTACATGAACCCGGTTTTGTCCGTGCTGCAAAGTATTCCGGGTAGGAAGCACTGTGAACTGGAGCTTGGGCTGACCAGAGAGCTTGGCCCTTGCGCGTTTCATGCCCCGAATGTGTGGTGGCACGGGATCATCGACCTCCTTGTAGTCGATGAAGATAAGCAGCTAGCCCACATGATCGACTACAAGACCAGCAAGAACGCTAGGTATGCAGACCTCAAGCAGCTAGACTATATGGCGGTCGGGGTTTTTGCTCACTTCCCTGAAGTAACCCAGATCAAGTCTGCGCTGCTGTTTGTGGTTAGCAACGACATAGTTAAGAAGACGCACTACTCGGACAAGAAGGCTGAGTACGTCCAGTCTGCGGTTGTAGATCTGGACCGTATGCAAAAAGCCAAAGATTCAGGCGTCTGGAACCCAGTACGCGGGCCTCTGTGCAAGTTCTGCCCCGTGCGTACATGCGAACACAATCGGAGTTGATCATGCCCTACGTTAATAAACCTCGCCCCTACAAGAAAGAGTACCAACAACAACTAACTCGCGGAGAACAAGCTCGCCGACTAGAACGTCAACGAGCCCGAGCGAAGATCGACAAGAACGGTGAGGACTCTAACGGGAACGGTAAGGCCGATGCGCGTGAGGGTAAAGATGTTGCCCATGTGCGCGCCCTAGATAAAGGCGGCAGTAACAAGCACGGTTTGCGGATAGAGCCGGCTGCTAAAAATCGTTCCTTCCGGCGAGACAACAATCACAACCTAGTCTCGGAAACGAGCAAGAAAGAAAGGCCGAAGAAAGGATGAATAAACCGAAGGAGCTAATGAGCGGCTACAACTGGCCTTGCCCTCTAGGCATCGCGCCATTCCTACATCAAAAAGATACAGCCGCGTTTCTAACCGAAAGACCACGAGCGTTCTGCTTCAACGAGCAAGGTACGGGCAAGACCGCCTCGGTCATCTGGGCGTCTGACTATTTGCTATCCGCTAAAGCTATCAAGCGGGTACTAATAATTTGCCCATTGTCGATCATGCACTCCGCATGGCTGCAAGACCTGTTTAAGTTCGCGGTACACAGACGCGCTGAAGTAGCTTATGGCAGTCCCAACAAGCGTAAAAGCATACTTAAGTCGAACGCCGAGTTCGTCATCATTAACTATGATGGGGTACAGATTTGCAAAGCGGAGATACTGCAAGGCGGCTTTGACCTTATCGTAGTCGATGAGGCGTCAGCGTATAAGAACTCGCAAACCCTCCGCTGGAAAACACTGCGCGACTTGATGCGGCAGATTAAAGGGTTGTGGATGCTTACCGGCACCCCAGCGGCGCAGTCCCCCGCCGACGCTTACGGTCTGGCTAAGCTAGTGAACCCGACAGGTGTGCCCCCGTTCTTCTCACACTTTAGGGATATGGTCATGACCCCCGTGTATCCGTATCGGTGGTCTCCTCGTCCCGAAGCTAAAGACGTAGTACACAAAGTATTGCAGCCCGCCATCCGGTTTATCAAAAAGGATTGCATAGACCTACCTGAGGTCACCTTCTTGGATAGAGATGCGCCTATGACATCCCAGCAATCAAAGTACTACGATCAGCTAAAGAAAGAGCTGTTGATCGAAGCGGCTGGGGAAGAAGTGTCGGCTGTAAACGCAGCCGTAAAGCTGAGCAAGCTGTTGCAGATCGCCTGTGGTTCGGTTTACACAGACGCCGGGGAGGTGATCGAATTCGATGCATCAACTCGCCTGTCAGCTACGTTGGAGGTTGTCGAAGAGTCCAGTAACAAAGTACTTATCTTTGTACCGTTCACTCACGCAATCCAGCAGATATCAGCTTACCTTACTAAGAACGGTGTAAGCAACGACATCATCAACGGAAGCGTATCTGTATCCAAGCGTACTGAGATCGTCAAACGGTTCCAAGAGTCAGATAGTCCGAAGGTCTTAGTCATACAGCCTCAAGCCGCCTCACACGGACTCACGCTAACCGCTGCCGACACCATCATTTGGTACGCGCCTGTCACTAGCGTAGAGACATACCTTCAAGCCAACGCCCGTATTAACCGTCCCGGCCAGAAGAACACAATGACCGTGGTGCATATCAAGGGCAGCCCCGTCGAGGGCAGGCTGTACAGTTTGCTGCGCGGCAACATCTCCCTGCATGAAAAAATTGTAGAGTTGTACCGACAAGAACTTGCCGAAGAGCAAGCGACTACTTGACAAAGTTAAGTGATCGCGTATACTACGCAGATCAGACACGAAGGAGCTAACGTGCAGGACACCCAAGAGGCCCCCGTCATTTCGGGGGTTCCGTTAGAAAAACTGACGGAGACCTACATCAAGATGCGAGACAAGCGGGCCAGCCTTGCCCGTGAGTTTGAAGCGCAGGATGGAGCGATCCATCAAGAGATGAAGGCTATAGAAGCAGAGATACTGGAAATCTGCAAGAAGGTAGGCGCAGACAGTATTCGTACCAACGCAGGCACCATCGTTCGCTCGGTCAAGTCACGGTACTGGACGAACGATTGGGATTCGATGTATCGGTTTATTAAGCAGCACGATGCGTTTGCCTTGCTAGAGAAGCGACTTCATCAGACTCACATGAAGCAGTTTCTTGAAGAGAATCCCGATGTGCAACCCGCCGGTCTTAATATCGAGCGGGAGTTTACCGTGGTCGTTAGACGTTCAAAGGAAAGTTAGAGATGAGCAACTTGATCCTCGGCAGTGACCTCCCCGATTTTCTCCGTACCTCAGGTGTCAGCGAGCTTACTAAGCAGCTTGGCGGTGGTGGCGGTAGCACAGGGGGTAAGCGGATTGTGCCTAAGAACGGCATCTTCCGTTTGGTTGTTGGTGGCGACGAGATGGGCAAAGTTAAGGGGGATCTGAACGCGATCATCGTGAACGCTTCCCCTGAAGTCGGTCGTATTTTTTACGCGACCGCTTGGAGCCCGGATGCTGACCCCACTGCGCCCGACTGCTTCAGTAACGATGGCCGCAAGCCCGACGAAAAGGCGAGCAACCCGCAAGCTAAGAACTGCAACGATTGCCCGAACAATGTAAAAGGTTCTGGCATGGGGCAGTCGAAAGCCTGTCGGTACACCCGTCGTATCGCGGTGCTGCTTGAGCAGGACTTTGGTACTAACTTGGAGGGCGAGGTTTACCAAATGAACCTTGCATCTAAATCCTTGTTTGGCGAGAACGTGGGCGACAGCCACACGTTTGAGAATTACCACAAGTACCTGCGTAGCCACGGCAAGAGCGTTGACTACGTTGTTTCCCGTATCTCGTTTAACGAGGACAACGACAACCAGTCGGTGCTGTTTGACGCTGCAAGGTACATCAACGGCCGCGAACACGAAGTCGTGCAGACGGCGGGTGGTTCTGAGCCAACCAAAGCTATGGTGTTGATGAACTTCTCTTCGGCCAGCGCCAAGGCTCTTCCGGCCCCCGTAACCCAGCAAAAGGATGCCGAGCCGGTCAAACGGCCAAGCACCAAACGCGCTGAGCCAGACCCTACGGATAAGAAGTCGTTAGCCGATGTGGTTTCTGCTTGGAGCAGTGAAGGGCAGTAAATGACTTACGGATATAGCCAACAAACGGTATTGGCGGTGCAAAGCGCCGACACTGAAAAGTTAGGCGTGATGTTAGGTAAGGCGTGTGTCGCGAATAGCGTCCCTGTCTCTGTAGTTGCTGAGCGGTTCAAGGTGTCTAGGCAGACCATCTACAATTGGTTTCTCGGCAGACACGCCCCCAGCGAAGGGCAGATAGGCGCGATCCGTACCTTCATTACCTGCCTAACACGTAAATAATCCGGGTAACGGGGGTTCGCCCCCGTTACAACCCCCCCTGCGGTGCCTGATGGAAAGCAACTTTGATTTGCTGGACGTAGTGCTCCCTGAAGAAGGGCGTTACTGCGTTGTTGGTATCGGACTGAACGCTAGGCAAGAGCTGTTTGATGATCGCGATGAGTTCGACAAGCAAGCACAGGCATACGTCAGCCAGAACAGAAACGTGTATTTTGGGTGCGCTAAGTACGGCACTCTCAACAACCGTAAGCATGAAAACGCCGAGTACTTCCGCGCTTTGTGGATGGACATCGACTGCGGCGAAGAGAAAGCTACGCCTGACAAGTACGGGAAAGTAGCGGGCTACATTGACCAAGCTACTGGCCTTGAGGCTGTACGTGACTTCTGCAAAGCCAAGGGACTGCCGCGACCGGTCATAGTCAACTCTGGCTATGGGCTGCACTTCTATTGGATTCTGTCAGAGACTCTGCGCCGAGACGCTTGGAATTCGCTCGCGAAAAGACTGCGGGCGCTTGCTTTAGAAAATGGGCTGCACGTAGACCCTTCTGTGTTTGAGGCGTCACGTGTGCTGCGTATTCCGGGCACGTACAACTTCAAGCAGTCTAAGGAGCCGAAAGAAGTAGTTGTCCTTAACTCCGTATACGAAGCTAAGTCTTACGAGTTTTGGAAAGAGCTTCTTCAAGCACCTGAGGTAGTTGAGCGGGAGTTTGCCCC